TCTCCCATTTTAATCCTCCATAACCTTAATAATAATAGGCGGGGTAAGTTTATATTATGTCACGAGCACAATTACTTGATGAGCGTCCTGAAGAAGAACCCATCGAAACAACTGAAGAGCTAACTAATAACTCTATTGAGAATCCTGAAGAGGAACAACCTCAAGAACCAGAGTTTAATCTTCCTGAAAAGTACCGTGGTAAGTCTGTCGAAGAACTTGTACAGATGCACCAAGAGCTAGAGAAATTCTCTGGCAAACAGAGTACGGAAGTTGGTGAGCTACGAAGGTTAGTTGATGAACACATTCAGACACAACTCTCAAACCAACAAGCACCTCAACAACAGCAACAAGAAGACGATGAAGTAGATTTCTTTGTAGATCCACAATCGGCTGTTAACAGAGCAATAGCTAACCACCCTAAGATTAAAGAAGCAGAAGCTTACACACAACAGGCTAGACAACAGGCCACTCTTTCACAGTTAAAATCCAATCACCCTGATATGGAGAGTATACTACAAGATCCTAAGTTTGCTGAGTGGATCAAAGGGTCAAAAGTTAGAACTAATTTGTTTGTTCAAGCAGACCAAGGGTACGACTACGACGCTGCACACGAATTGTTTTCTCTCTGGAAAGAAAGAAACCAAGCTGTACAACAAACCGCACAAGCGGAAAAAGCAGCCCGTCAGAGTACACTAAAGTCTGCTAGTACAGGCAACGCTCGCGGAACAGCAGAGGGATCGCGTAAGAAAATTTATCGTCGTGCTGACTTAATAAAACTTATGCAAACAGACCCTGATCGCTACATGGCGCTACAGCCTGAAATAATGGCAGCGTATGCAGAGAAGAGGGTCAAATAGCCTAACCTTTAAGGAGAATTAAAATGGCTGGTGAAACCTCTGGTGCATATTTTACAGCTAATGCTGTAGTAGACAAAACCGCTGCGGGTACTTTTATCCCCGAAATCTGGTCGGATGAGATCATCGCAGCATATCAAAAGAACCTGAAGATGGCTCCCCTTGTCAAGCGTCTGTCTATGACCGGCAAGAAGGGTGACGTTATTCACATTCCTAAGCCCATCCGTGGATCAGCTAACGCTAAGGCAGAAGCTGTTGCGGTAACCATTCAGGCTAACCTTGAGTCAGAGTTGACTGTCACTGTTGACCGTCACTTTGAGTACTCTCGTCTGATTGAGGACATCGTAGAAGTACAGGCTCTGTCTTCTCTGCGACAGTTCTACACTGAAGACGCTGGCTACCAACTGGCTCTGCAAGTTGACACTGACCTGATTAACGCCGCTACTGGCTTTGGTAACGGTACTCGTACTGCTACTCCTGCCAACACTGGCGCTAACTGGGTAAACAGCAACAGCTTCTACTTCAACAGCACTTCTGGCCTTGCCGCCTACGCTGCTGATACTGTTACTACTGGTGACAACTTTACTGACCTTGGCTTCCGTGAGGCTATCAAGCTGATGGACGATGCTGACGTACCTATGGACGGACGAGTTCTCGTTGTTCCTCCTGCTGTACGTAAGTCTCTGATGGGCATTGATCGTTACGTGTCTTCCGACTTCGTTGGTGGCCGTGGCGTTGAGTCAGGTCTGATTGGTAACCTGTACGGTGTAGACATTTACGTGTCTAGCAACGCTCCGGTTATCGAAGCTGCTGCTCAGAACTCTGCGTCTACTGCTGATACTCGTGGTTGCTTGTTCTTCCACAAGGATGCTTTGGTAATGGCAGAGCAACTGGCTGTACGCTCTCAGACACAGTACAAGCAGGAATACCTGTCTACGCTGTTTACGTCTGACACGCTGTACGGTGTTGAGACTTACCGTCCCGAAGCAGGATTCATCCTGTCTGTTTGCGACGAGTAAACTCTACGGGGGTCGTAACTGGCCCCCTTTTATTTAAACGTCTTGATAACAGGGTGTTTAACTAAAAGTTAAATAGGATAACCTTATGACTAATTACGTAAAGTTTACTAATTTTACTGTTAAAGATTCTCTGCCTACGGGTGACACTAATAAGGTTATTCGTGGTGCAGAGTTTGATACAGAATTTGATTCTATTGCTACGGCAGTAGCGACTAAATCTAATAGTGCTAGTCCTACGTTTACTGGTACTGCTACGTTTGATGGGATTACTGCTACAGGAACTGTTAATCTTTCTGGTCTTAGTGTTACATTTTCTCAGCTTGACGCTGGAGCAGTTACTTTATCTTCTGAAACTTTTTCAGATGTAGATAATCAAATACCGACTAATGCGGCAGTAATTGACTACGTTGCTAGTGCTATTCCGGGCATTGCAGAAGTAAACGATCTCACTGCTGTTGTAACGTGGGCTGACGTACCTGACGCAAACATTACAGAGTCTAGTGTTACTCAACATCAGGCGGCTTTGTCTATTACCGCTAGTCAGCTTAGTGACGTTACTGCTACTGCGACAGAGCTTAACTACGTTGATGGCGTTACGTCTAATATACAAACGCAGATTGACAATATCAACCCAAGCCCGATACACACCGCTACGGCATCAGGAACCTTGGCAAACGGGGACGTGGTTATCGTAAACAGTGACGGTACTGTGAGTGCAATCACCGGGGTTACGCAAAGCGCGGGATCAGACGCGACTTATGTAAATAACGGCAGTAGACCAACTAGCACATCGGTTACCTATGATACCAATGAAAACAAGGTGGTCGTAATTTATAAGGATGCTGGCAACTCAAATTATGGAACAGCTATTGTTGGGTCTGTTTCTGGGTCAACAATTACATTTGGAACCGCAGTGGCATTTACAAGTGTTGGCATAGGCAGTACAACCAGCGCAGTTTTTGACAGCAGTAACAATAAAGTAGTTATTTCTTATATTAACAGTTCAACAGGGTACGGCGAGTCTATTGTTGGAACCGTGAGCGGAACCTCTATTTCTTTTGGTACTGCTGTTGTGTTTAATAGTAGCGCTACATATAACGTCCGTAGTGTTTTTGATAGCACAAACAACAAGGTGATACTTTACGGAACATGGACCGGTAGCAGTCTTGTTTACGCAATAGTCGGAACTGTAAGTGGAACAAGCATTAGTTTTGGCACTGCTGTGACAGTTGGTGTTGTCACTACTAATTCACTGTCGATAGGTTTTGATTCTAATGCTGGAGCGGCGGTAGTGACTTATAGAGACGGCACCTCTACACAGGCTAAGGTAGCTACTGTATCAGGAACATCTATTAGTTTTGGAACAGCAACAGCATTACTAAGCGGAGATTATGCGAGGTGGGTAGTTCCTATTTTTGATTCGTCTAATAATAAAATGGTTATTTTTTATGATAATAATTCGCAAAACAGGGCAGAGGTCAAAGTCGGGACTGTTAGCGGCACTAGCATAACTTTTGGCTCCGCTGTCGATACGGGATTTGATTCGGTTGGTGCCGACGGCTATGCAACGGGAGTTTTTGATTCGCTCAGAAATAAAGTGGTTTTGGCTTATACCCTGCAAAGCCCTAATGGTCGCTATATAGTATCTGGAACCGTAGACGGAACCAACGTTACGCTTGATTCTCCCTTGTCCATCGGGGGATATATAGCATTTCTTTTTTCGGGTTCTGTTTTTGATCCAGACAGTAATAAAACAATTATTGCTTACGTTGACGATGACACAGATACAGGCGAAGCGTTTGCTTTTACAACAGGGTTTACAACACTCACCTCAGAAAATTACATCGGAATTTCTAATGCGGCCTATGCTGACACGGCGACAGCTACCATTCAGATCGTAGGGTCTGTTGATGACGCTCAAAGCGGATTGACTGCTGGGCAAGCATATTATGTTCAAAATGATGGCTCACTTGGTACAAGCGCAAGCGCCCCGTCAGTATTTGCGGGAACCGCTGTTTCAGCGACAGAGCTTATTGTTAAGGGGTAGTCTATGAAAACTATTGTTAAAACTGACAGTAACACCTCTGCTTATCTTTTTGATGACGAAAAAGAGGTCAATATGCAGACCAATCAAATTAACGTCGGAGATCCTAGCAATCTCGACTTTATTATTGGCGATCTTAATTCTCAAAATGCTGTCTTATATGAAAATGTCACAAACGCCCCTAATGATTGGTTTGGTGGCAAATATACATTTGATGGGGCAACGTGGACGGCTGTACCCGGATGGGTAAACCCATTATCAGAGTAAACAATGAATGGACCCTGTATCGTTAGTAGCAATGGCGTCTACAGCGTTCAAGGGCGTACAGGTTCTTGTATCTAAAGGCGCAGAAATTGAACACGTAGCTCAAAAGCTAGGTCAGTGGTACGGATTAGTTTCTGACTTACGTGAAGCAGAGAAGGAAGCAGAGAACCCACCGTTGTTCAAGAAGTTGTTTGACGGTGAATCTGTAGAGGCACAGGCGTTAAACGCTGTCATAGCCAAGAAGAAGATAGAGGAACAAGAGAAGCAGATCAGAGAGTTAATCATGTACTCTTACGGTCAAGACACGTACAACGAAATGATCCAGATGCGTCGTGACATAAGAGCCAAACGTGAACAAATGATCTACAAGCAACGAAGAAAACAAAGACGTATGCTAGATGTATCAGCAATTATTATGGGCCTAATGGTCACCGCTGGGATTATCTGGACAACCATAAGTGTTATACAAGGGGTTAGTAATGGATGAGTCCGCAAAGCAAGTTGTTGATGTAATGAGCGTAGGTACTATGTTAGGCACTATCAGTGCAATCCTGCCGCCTATATCTGCTATGTTTACTATTATATGGGTAGCCATAAGAATATGGGAAACAGATACAGTACAGGGATTCAGGAACAAGGACAAAGACTAAGGTATGTGGACTGCACTGATCGGACCTATCGCTGGACTCGCTAAGACTTGGATTAACAACAGGCACGAGCAGTCACAAGCCAAACACGTAGCTAAGATGGAAGTCATTAAGAACACAGCTACGTGGGAACAAGAGATGGCAGCGGCTAGTGCAACCTCGTGGAAAGACGAGTGGTTTACTGTAGTCCTGTCGTTGCCTCTGTTGGCTGTGTGTTACGGAGTTGCTATGGATGACTTGAGTATTATGCAGAGGGTGGGGCTAGCTTTTGTTGAGCTAGACAAGCTACCTGATTACTACCAGTACTTGCTTTACGTAGCAGTCACGGCCAGCTTTGGCATACGTGGTGCTGACAAGCTGATGCAGATGAAGGGTAAGTAAATATGGCAACAGACGAATTAGATATTTTTGCTGATACTACCAACGAAGCTACTGGTTTAGAAGATACTACTTCTATTAGTGAAATAGAACAAACTTTTCCTGCTGATAATACAGATCAATATGGCGGTATGATTGATGCTGAAGCTACGTTTACAGATGCTAGTCAATATCTAGGAGTTAGCAAAGAACAATGGTTTGCTTTTGTTGAAGAAGTAAATGACATTAAAGCTCAAATGAACGCTTTTGAGGGGAATGCAGCTCGTGTAATGCAAGAACGAAGCATTCCTAATGCTGTTTTAGATCGACGTATTGCTGTGTTAATGAATCAAAACCCCGGTATGACTGCTGAAGAAGCTAGGGCACAAGTAGAATCTAACCCAGAGTATCAACAGATGGTTGAAACTAATGAGCAGTATGAAGCGTTAAATGCCCGACTTAATAAACTATATGAGTCTGTAGGTTTAAATTCACAAGGCAGTATTACAGGGTCTGATAAAAGTATTGAAGGCGGCGAAGTTAGATTTGATTTAGATACAGGAGCAATTGAATTTGTTGAAATTGGTAGTAAGTTTGGAGCCGGTATTGTTTTAATGGCTGCTGCAGCAGTTTTTTCTGGTCCCTTAGCTACTGCATTGGGTCCTGCTAGTGCAGGCGGTGCCGGTATATTTTCTTCTGCAGCGGCGGCTAATGCAGCATCTGCTGCGATTATTAGCTCTGCATCTCAACTGGCTGCTACTGGCAAGTTAGATATTGGTAAGGCTCTTGTATCAGCCGCAATATCATATGGCGGTGCCCAACTTGGTGATGTTATTAAAAGCAGCAGTGCCGTAGGAGATATTGTATCTCAGATTCAATCTACAACTGATGCGGCAGTAGATTTTTTAAGCCAAGGAAATTCTTTAGCAGAAGCTGCAATTCGTGCTGGCGGTATGAGTATGTTAACTCAACTTGTTACTACTGGCGAAGTTGACATGACTGAAGCAGCAATAGCAGCAGTTATATCAGGCGGGGCTGAAGCCGTTCAACAACTTGCAACAGCGTCTGGGCAGCCTGTTGATGAGTTTATGGCCGACTTGCAAGAACAAGATGAGTTTGTACAAGCTGCAATAGACGCAGATATTAAAGATCCTTTTTTAAATCCTAACTACACTACTGTAGGTGACGGGTTAATGGTCAATCCAGCAGGCGATGTATTTAACTACGCTGGTGATAACTTAGGCAATATGTCTACATTAGACACGAACAATGATGGTCAGTTATCAGGGGTAGACTTACAAGAAGTTACTACTGATGTTGCAGCTAAAAACATTTATAACTATCAAATGGATGATCCTGTTTATGTTGATGAAAACGGAGTCCCGGTAGACCCGAATCTGGTTAGATTTGGCCCTGATGGATATGTTGGTTATGACGCTGCTGGAAACCAAGTAACAGTTACCCAAAAATATTATGATGAAGTATTTGGTGGTGGTAAAGGTAATTTAGTTTGGACTTCTGAGGGTGGAACAGACGGCTACATTAGTTATGAAACTGGTGAGTTAGCTTATAAAAAAGTAGGAGGTCAGTGGGTTGATGCTCAAGGTAATGTAGTAGATGATCCTCAAACTGTTGACGAACTAACTATGATAGCAGCTAAGGCTATCGATGAGCCTTTAGAGTCTGTTGAGTACTTTAATCAATCTGGTAATCCAATTACTTATAAATATCCTCCTGCTGGGCTACAAGATAATTTTGAACAAGGTCAGTTTTCTGGTCTTATTTTTGGTCCTAACGGTGAAATTAGTGAGGTATGGTACGATCCTGTAACTAACACTGAGTATGTTAAAGCACAAGGCACTACTAAAATTACAGCCATTAGAACTCCTGATACTCCACCAAAACCAGTAGACCCTACAAAAGTTACAGATGTTACAGACGTTACAAAAACAACACAATCCGGTGGACAAGAAGTTGCTGATAAAACTGCTAATGCTATAGCTACTGCCACAAACACTAATCAAATTAATGAAACAATTGCTTCAGCAGGCCAACAAGGTGCTTCTGCTTCACAGTTAGCTAACGCAATTAACGCGGCTGTTGCTGCTGGCACAATATCTGCGGAACAAGCCGCTGCTGCTTTAGGTGCTATTAATGTAACGGCATCTGTAGATCAAAGCACAACAAGCATTTCTACAGGCGCTGGTGGTATGCTGACGAGTGGTGATGGTGTAACTACTGGTGATGTAACTACTATTGGTGATGTAACTACTACTGGTGGTGATGGTGTAACTACTGGTACTGGTGGTGATGGTGTAACTACTGGTACTGGTGGTGGTGGTGTAACTACTGGTACTGGTGGTGGTGGTGGTGTAACTACTGGTAGTGGTAACGCTGGTACTAAAACTTATTCAACAGCGGTTACAGGCGCTCTTGGTGGTGCTATAACTACAATAGCAGGCACGGGAGATCCCGGTACAGGTGACCCCGGTACAGGCGATCCCGGTACAGGTGGCCCTGAAACTGGAGGACCGCCCGGAATTGAAGTACCAACCGGAAAAGACGGAAGAGATGGTGTATCAAGCAGACCGTTTACTCCTTACGAATTTAAAGGTCTTTCGTACCAGACACCAACAATACAAGAAATAGTTCAGAATCCTAACATTGATTACTCGGCTTCTCTTGATCGTATTATTAATCAAGGTATGTTTGGAAAATATATATGACATATTTAAATCTAGTAAACAACGTACTTAGGCGGTTACGAGAAGATGAAGTAACCACTGTTAACAGTGACACGTACAGTTCTATGGTTGGTGACTACATTAACGATGCTAAACAGATTGTAGAAAACGCATGGGATTGGTCTAATCTTAGGTCTACTCTAACAATCTCTACAGTTGCTGATGATTACACTTACTCGTTAACTGGCTACCAAGACCAAGGTAAAATCTTAAACATTATCAACGA